CACAAAAAAGGGATAAAAGTCGGTCGTCCTTGGAAATAAATACAGTTATGAAACTATTTGAATTAGACGAAAAAAACGATAAAGATAAGTTGAATGACTTTTATGACCCCGAAGGTGATCAAAGCATTCTAGTCCAAGGTAGCACTCGAAAGAGTAGACTAACTTTGGGTCAAATCAATGGCTTGAGAAAAATGTACGATGCCAAAAAATTTGAAAAATCAAAGATGATAGAAAAGATCAAGGCACAGTACGGGCAACAAGACTCAGGCGACGAATTATAACATAATATAACATCCAATTAAAACTACACATATTTTGCCAAAAGTGGTGATTATCTGACGTTTTAACGAATTAACATAGCATATTTGTAAATACTACTACGAAATGCGCCATATCTCGTGTATTAACAAGGAGTTCGAAACATGAATGACAAATGGAAATCACTCATTGAATTAGTAGTCAATGAGGAAGAAGATAAGGCTAAGGACCTCTTTCATGAGATCGCCGTTGATGAGTCTCGTAAAATTTACGAAAACTTAATTGACGAAGAGGATCTTGCGGATATTGATGAAACATCTAAAAAAGATGAAGAAGTTGATGAAGCAAAAGATGAAGAAGTGGACGAAGCCGACGAAAAAGTCGAAGAAACAGCCGACGAAAAAGTAGACGAAACAAAAGACGAAGTCGAAGAAACTAAAGATGAAGTTGAAGAAGACTTGTCTAGAGACGAAACTGCTGATTTCGTTGCTGATATCAAAGCCGACGAAGTTGGCATGGGCGAAGACGATGACGAAGGAGAAGATCCTGAAGCAGACGCTGGCGACATGGCTGACGACATGGGTTTAGACGCAGGTGAAGAACAAATGGATCCGGAAGACGCTGAGCGTATGGAAGATGAAATTTTAGACCTTCAAACTGCGATCGACGACTTAAGATCAGAATTTGAAGCAATGACTGGAGATGCTCCAGCCGACGATGAAGCACCAGCAGATGACATGGAACCAGAAATGGAACCAGAAATGGAACCAGAATTGGAACCTGAAGAAGCGGTACGTTACGAAGGCGACGAAGCACCAGTACAAGAAGCAAAAGATAAAGAAGTAGACGAAGCAGAGAAAGTTGTAGAATATACACAAAAAGCACCTGCTCCAGAAACTTCTGAAGGCGGTGATGGATCAGCAGGTCCAGTTGCTGGCAAAAACGATATGGGCGGCTCTGCCGGTAATATCGCAAAAGGTTCAAGCGAAGAAAAAGGTGCCAAAGCGGCATCACCAAAAGTTTCTGATGCTGGAAATAAAAACAAACCTGGTGGAAAACAAGCGTTATCATCAGCACCTAAGCCAGTAACCAAATAAGGATATAAGAAATGAAGCCTTTATTACAAGAAAATTTAACGTACGAACAAGCAGGTATAATAGTAGAATCTGCTAACGAAGGCAAAGACTTATTTCTTAAAGGAATTTGTATTCAAGGAGGTGTTAAAAACGCCAACGAAAGAATATATCCCGTAAACGAAATTGCTTCGGCAGTAAAAACATTAAATGACCAAATCACAACGGGCAATAGTGTCCTTGGTGAAGTAGACCACCCAGAAGGGTTACAGGTTAACCTAGAAAGGGTATGCCACGTAGTAGAAAGTATGTGGATGGACGGTCCAAATGGATTTGGTAAATTAAAAATTCTCCCAACACCGATGGGACAACTAGTGAAAACTATGTTAGACAGTGGTGTAAAATTGGGAGTAAGCAGTCGCGGAAGCGGCAACGTCAATGAAGCCACCGGACAGGTGAGCGAATTCGAGATAGTCACAATAGATGTTGTGGCACAACCTTCTGCACCTAATGCTTACCCTACAGCAATATACGAAGGACTTTTGAACATGACACATGGTCATAAAGTTTTAGAAATTGCCAAAGAAGCACAGCATGACACAGCGGTACAGAGGTACTTAAAGGATGAAGTACTTAAACTCATCCAAGACTTAAAAGTTAGGAGTTGACCAATATGTTAGAAGTCATCAAACCATTGCTAGATAGCGATTTAGTTAATGAGGAAACTCGTAAGCAGATTACTGAGGCTTGGGATGCCAAGTTATTAGAAATCCGTGAAGAAGTTACTCAAGACCTCCGTGAGGAGTTTGCTAGTCGTTACGAGCATGATAAACAAACAATGGTTGAGGCTCTCGATAAAATGGTTACAGAAAACCTAAGTGCTGAAATTTCGCAAGTAGTTGCGGAAAAGAAAGCATTAGCAGAAGACCGTGTTAAATTTAACACAACAATGACTGAATCCGCTGAAAAGTTTAATACTTTCCTAGTTAAGAAATTAGCAGAAGAAATTAATGAACTAAGAAGCGATCGTAAGTCACAGTCTGCTACAATGGAAAAACTTGAGAAGTTTGTAATTGAAAACTTAGCATCTGAAATCACTGAATTCCACAAAGACAAGAAAGACGTTGTGGAAACTAAAGTGAGATTAGTTGCTGAAGCAAAAGATCAACTAGATGCTCTTAAAAAGAAATTCATAGAGAAATCAAGCAAACTTGTTAAAGAGGCTGTAACAGGAACTTTGAGAGAAGAACTAACTCAACTAAAAGAAGATATTAAACAAGCTCGTACAAATAACTTTGGACGTAAATTGTTTGAAACATTTGCCGCAGAATATTCTACTAGTTACTTGAATGAAAATCAAGAAATGAAAGAATTAGAAGCAGTAATTGTAGAAAAAGACAAGCAGTTAAAAGAAGTATCTGAGAAATCAGAAGCATCTGCGACTGAAGTTGAAGTCCAAAAGGCAAAAATTGGACGTATAAACGAGGGTATCGAAAGAAAAGAAAAACTCAATGAATTAATGAAGCCATTAGCGAACAAGCAGGCCGATGTAATGCAAAGTTTACTCGAAAGTTGTACAACTGATAAACTACAATCAGCGTATGACAAATATTTGCCAGCAGTACTAAAGAACGAGGCTCCAAAGAAAGAAATTTTAGCGGAAACTCGTAAAGAGGTTACTGGAAATAAAACTAATACTAGCCAATCCGCTGACGAAGGTAACATTGTACTTCTTCAGAAGTTGGCTGGAATGTAATTAAAAGGGAGACATAAAAATGTCAGATACATTAATTGAAAGCCGTTGGGATGATACTAAATCGGCACTTATGGAAGGCTTAGAAGGAAAATCTAAGACTACTATGGGCGTTGTTTTAGAAAACACCCGTGACTACTTAAAAGAGGCGGCAACTGCTGGCGCAACATCTGCCGGTAACGTTGCTACTTTAAACCGTGTGATACTACCAGTAATCAGACGTGTTATGCCTACTGTGATCGCGAACGAAATCGTTGGTGTTCAACCAATGCAAGGTCCAGTTGGTCAAATTCACACACTTCGTGTGAGATATGCTGATGCTTCTAGTGGTGCTACTGCAGTAACCGCTGGTGATGAAGCATTATCACCGTTCAAAATTGCTGAGCAATATTCAGGTAACGACGGAGCCGTTGGAGCAGGTGCTTCAACAGCCTCTTTAGAAGGTTCACCTGGAAACAAATTGAACATTCAAATCTTGAAACAGCCGGTAGAAGCGAAAACTCGTAAACTATCAGCTCGTTGGACATTTGAATCAGCTCAAGATGCTCAATCAATGCACGGAATCGACGTTGAAGCGGAAATTATGGCCGCTTTAGCACAAGAAATTACCGCTGAGATCGACCAAGAAGTTCTTACTTCTTTGAGATCACTAGCCGCAACTGAAGAAACTTTTAATCAGTCTGCTGTAAGTGGTACTGCTACATACGTTGGTGACGAACACGCGGCTCTGGCTGTTTTAATAAACAGAGTTGCTAACAAGATCGCACAAAGAACAAGACGTGGTGCTGGTAACTGGGCTGTGGTTTCTCCACAAGCACTAACAGTACTTCAATCTGCTTCTACTTCAGCGTTCGCAAGAAC